ACAGGCAATGCAGAGTTAGTACGACAAAAATTATAAAAAATGAATGTCCATGCTTCCGTCTTCATGCACCAGCACAGATTCGACAAAAGACTTCCAGAAGACGTTCTTTTCCTGATTGCTGAAAGTGTTGTACACAGCTTCCCAGTCATCGTTCAGCAGCTTGCGGACGCTGTCGAGATTACGAACAGGGGCAGCAGGACACTTCTGAAGTTCTTCGATCTGTTTTTTGAATTTATCATATTCACTTCTGTATGCGTCTTTATCAATTAAGTCATCTATAAACAAATCATACAGCTTCTTGATCTTGCGTTCGATCTTTGACATTTCTTCGACAGGATTCTTCTGCACCGCACTGGCAGCAGTCACTTCATACTTCGCAACATAGTCTGACAAAGCTGGTCTGATATGATTCAGCATGTATTCTTCAACGTATTCTTCACGATACGTTTTGCCGCGATCACAAAGTTTTGACTGTGCCTTGAAGTTACACCGATAACTTTTGTATGCTTTTTCTGTGCCGTCTGCCATGCGCCTATATGTAACAGTGCCAGTCATAATGTGATTGCAGGACGAACAGATCAGAAGACCTGAAAAAATATAGAATTGTTGCGTGTGCCTGATCCGAACATTCCTGATCGCAAGTTTCTGAATGCGGTCGAAGCGTTCAGGACTGATTGTCGCAGGACAGAAGTCAGGATCATCACGATACTGACCTTTGAAAAGCGGATTCTTCAGGTATCGTGCAACTGTATCATAGCAGACACGAATGTTGTATTTGTCCTGAAGAAAAAGCTGCGTGTCACGCTTGCTGCATGTAGCTTCAAAGTGGTCAAACATATCAAGTGCAAAGCAGTTCCATTCAGGATCAATGATGACATGCTTTTCTGCATCCAGCTTCAGACCGCGTGGAAGGCTGCCTGACACATAGGTTTTATTCTTCAGCTTATAAGCGAACACATCTTTGATTCGGTCGGAATCACGATCACATTCATCCTGTGCAACAGACAGACGGATGTTGATGTGCAGTCTTCCGTTCGTGGTTGTGGTATCATAGTTTTCCGTGACAGCCTTCCATTGCACGCCATTAGCTTCAAGTATTTCCTGAATTTTATGATAATCGCCGATATTCCTGAACCATCGGTCAAGTTTAGTAAATATGATCAGGTCGAAAGAATGAGCCTTCACACCATCCAGAAGTCTGACAAACTCTTTTCGTTTGTTGAACTTCTTTCTTGCTGTCAGGGCTTCGTCAATGAATGTGTCAACAAGTATCATCCGATTCACTTTGATGAAATCTTCAAGAATCAGATCTTGCGCTTCAAGCGTATCACCATGAAGCACCTGATCATCGTGGCTGCATCTGATATATTTAACTACACGAAGCCCGAAAAGTTGTGGGTTTGGAGTAAAAAAAGACATATAAAAACCTTCTTTCTGGTAGCGAAAGAAGGCTTGATATGATAGAATGTAAAAGGACATAATATCATCGTGGGCGGTCTTCCGCGATATATTTTGTTTAACATTTTGCAAGGGAAGTCGCTGGTCACGGCTTCCTTTTTTATTTGTATAGAGTGCCTGAAGCGTGTACATAATCAAAACTAGGAGGATGACGCAATGGAAATCCTGACGTGGCAGGCACGAACAGACAGACACTTGACTTTGAAGCAGCTGGAAGCCTTGACAGGAATCAGCAAGTCAACGCTGAACACGATTGAAAACGGCATCACATCGCCGACACTGCGCCAGCTTGAAGCGATAGCAGCTGCACTTGATGTCAAGATCACTGATCTGTTTGATTCTGAATATAAATGATAAACTGTGCGCCGACAATGCTTCTGACGCTTATTTCCTGATATATGGAAATAACTGGAAGCGGTCTTTTATTCCAATAATTTCCATGATACAATCCCGACAAGAGAAGGGAGGGAAGCCGATGATCCGAAAGAGAATCAACACGCTTCTGAATAAGTTGTCGGATGCACAGCTGAAGCGCATATATAAATACATAAAGTATGTATACATACACGGATAAAGTAAAAGGAAGTAGGACTGGTCAGGTCACTGCTTCCTTTTTTGTCATTCTGGCTTATCAGATAATAATTTTGTGATGCGATCCAGCTGTCGGATAATTATGAAATTTTGTTCAATCATTGCACGCTGGTAGTACATTTGATTCTTCAAGATGTCGCGATCAGAACCAGCACCAAACGTCAGTCCCATTTCCATCAAGCCAGTACCAGACAATTCGGTCATAATGTTTCTGATAGAAGCAATGTCAGTCGGATTCTGCAATTCTTCAAGACCATACTTGCGAAGCATGGCAAGATTCTTCTGATCAAGTCTTGCTTGCGCTTCAGCCTGTTTTCTTGCAGCCTTTTCTTCTTTAGATTCTCCATTAAATAAGCCCATTATAAATCCCCCTTTATTATTCAGTTTTATCCCAGCCAACCTTCTTGACTAGCTGCTTCATATATTCTTTGATTCTTTCACGGCTTTCAGCTGGTAAAGACACATACATTTCAACAAGTGCCTTGTCAAAATCGTTCAATTCATACTGCGTGCATAATTCATCAACGATTGTCTGCGGCAGATCGTCAAACATTTCCCCTTCGCCATACATCAAATAATCGTAATTCACATTGTATTCACGACAGATCGCCTTCGACATCTGTTCAGTCAGGTTGCGATTGCCTGACTCTATATTTGAAATAGCAGTCTTACCAACACCCAACTTTTCGCCAAACTTTTCCATTGTCAAGTCTAACGTTTTACGAATTTCTTTCACGCGTTCGCTTTGCGTCATGATCAACACCTCTCTTTCTTATCCATAGAATAGCACGCTAAGAACAAAAGGTCAATAAAAAAGTTCACAAAGAAAACAAAAAAGAGTTGACAAAGTTTTCAACGTGGTCTATACTGTTCACATAGACAACAGAACAGACCACAGAAGGGAGCAAACAAAATGACAAGACAGGATTTAGTCAACAAATCAATAGACAAATTAAACGGAGTAAAAGAAGCAATCGAAATGATCAACCTTCTTGAATACGATGAGTGCATCGCAGTTCTGAACGGAACGAAGAACCTTCCTTCAGAAGTACACAGCGCACTGATGAAAAGAGCAAAAGAAGCCAATGGCGGCAAGACAACACTTGCGCTGGCACTTGCAGGAATGCAGAACATTGTGAACGAATAAAGAAAGCAGGGCGGCAGCAGAGCCACCCAAACATAAAGAAGGGAGCAAACAAGATGAACGTAACAGTATCAACAAGGGAAAGAGCATGGCAGCTTGCAGACAAACTTTTTCCGACAGATTACATGAAAGATGAACACGACAGCCCTCGCGCTGGCTATCCAGTATTCAACACAACATCAACAGATGATAAATACACAGGATTCCACATATCAGACCTGAACACAGCACTTGAACTGAATATGGGAGCAGAAACAATCAGAATCAACATTGTGGATCAGGAAGCGGAGATCAAGAACAATTTCGACAAGCTGCTTCAGTATGTGAGCGACAAAAGAAAGTCGGCAGAACTTCACGAAAGACAGAAATACAACTACTACTGTGACAGACAGGCTGGTTGCTGGAACTGGACGAAGGAACAGGATGACGCATATCAGAAGGAATGGGACGACATCATCATTCAGATGCACGCATTGAAAGACCTTGAAAACGCGATGAACCTTGCAAGAACCAAAGGGATCATATAAACATCACAGAACGAAGGGAGGAAACAACATGGCAGCAGTTACGAACGAAAAAAAGAACCTGAACAGCCAGACCGAAGATGTCAGCGAATTTATTATGCTGCTGAAGCAGATGTCTGACAGCGACAGAATGGTCATCAAAGGGATGATGATGTGGGCGGCAGGAGAAAACAGACCAGTGAAAACAGCCTAAAAGGGCATAGGATGTCCCCGACTGGCAGCAGTCGGGGAGTAAATGAAAGAGAGGTACAACATGACACAGAATTTATTCACAGAAGAAGAACTTGCAAAGGTTACAGACAGAGCAGAAAGAAAGCACCTGATCGAGTGCGCACAGGATCAGTCAAAGATTGATTTGCAGTATATGAAGATCATGGAAAAATACGACTTATGGGAAAAAGGAAGCCGATCAAGATATTTTCACGCAACAACACATGAAAACGCAGAAAAGATCATGCAGGACGGAGTGATCCGAAAAGGAATGGACGGCGGTGTGTATATCTGCAAACAGCCACTTGAAGCAGCGCGATTCGTTGCAATCCGCGGACACGAAACAGGAACAATCTTTGAAGTAGAACTGGAAGACAGAAAAGTGTTTGAAGCACATGATCACAATGAAGAGTTCTTCGGATGCAAAGCATATATGTACACGGACGACATACCGACAGCAAAGGTTGTGAAAATATCAAGATATTCAACGAAGGAAGATTGACTGTAAAGCCGAAACAGCGCGACATGCGCTGTCGATGAATGATGGCTTCATTCATCCTGACGATGGCAAGCTAACAGCCAGCATCAGAACATTGTGAAAAAATAGCGGCGTGTGTGTACTGCCAGAAATATGCACAGATGGTCAACAGGTTTTAGGGATGTTTTTAATGCGAAAACAAACGACACAATGAAAGATCAAGACCAGAAGGGGGAATGAATAAAAACATTTTTTGGATGCGCGAAAGCGGTATGTGAAGAAACAAAGGAGATATTGACATGATAGCAACAACAGAAAAGCCAGTGCAAATTCTGGAACTGTTTGGAGGAATAGGAAGCCCACGATGCGCACTGCGTAACTTGGGAATACCGACAAAGGCGATTGACTATGTTGAAATAGATGAAAAAGCAGTCAGATCATACAACAATATGTTTTCTGAAGAATTGCCATATAAAACACAATCGGTTGTCGGCTGGAATTTAAAGCCAGACATTCTGATTCACGGAAGCCCTTGTCAGGACTTCAGCATCGCTGGACATCAGCGCGGAGCAGACGAAGGCAGTGAAACAAGATCATCTTTGATGTGGGAAACAATTCACATTATTGAACAGATGGGACAATGGAAACCACAATATATCATCTGGGAAAACGTGAAGAATGTGAAAAGCAAGCACATGATCGCGAACTTTATCAGGTATCAGAAAGAACTTGAACAGATGGGATATACAAACAATTATGAAGTGCTGGATGCGCGAGAATTTGGACTTCCGCAGGCAAGGGAAAGAGTTTTCACAATAAGCTGTCTGAAAGGCGAAAAGTTCAACTTCGATGACCTGATCAGAACACCGATGCAGGACATCAGGGACTTTCTTGAAGACAACGACAGCGTGCCTGAAGTGTACGATGTGACACAGCCTTCTGTCAGAAACGTGATCGGACAGACAGGAATCAAAAGGGCGACAGTTATAAAAGACTACGCATTCACAATCACGACAAGGCAGGACAGAACACCAGCGCAGGTCATTGATTGCGGTGGTGGTCGATTCAGATATTTGACCGAACTGGAATGCTGGCGGCTGCAAGGGTACACAGACGAAGACTTCGAGAGAGCGAAAGCAGTACATAAAAGGGCTGGGCGATACTACACAGCATTATACAAGCAGGCAGGAAACAGCATCGCAGTTCCGATATTTGAAAGCATCTTCAGGAAAATTATATTGAACGAAACAGCATAGGAGGAAGCACGATGGAATACAACAAAATCATTCGGGGGGGGTGCCTGGAATATATGAAACAGCTGCCAGACAAAAGCATTGACCTGATTGTCACTGATCCCCCATACGGAAAGAAAGCAGACAAAGGCACAAACGGCTTCGGACAGGCGAAAAATAGAAGATATGCAGGCGGCTGGGACAGCAAAAGACCAGACAAAGAAGTGTTCGATGAAATGCGCCGCATATCAAAGAACATGATTATATTCGGGGCAAATTATTTTGCGGACATGCTGCCAGTATCAAATTGCTGGATATTCTGGGATAAAAAAGGCGAAGTGAAATTTAAGAACCCTTTTGCAGATGGCGAATTGATATACACAACATTCAAGAAGCCAGTGAAAAGAATTGTATTCAGGCAGCAGGGGTTCATCACAGACAGCAAAGATGTGAGATACCACCCGACACAAAAGCCGTCAGAACTGGTTGCACAGCTGATTGAAATGTTTTCAGAAGAAGGACAACTGATCTTCGATCCATTCATCGGAAGCGGCACAACGGCAATCGCAGCAATAAGGACTGGCAGAAAATATATAGGTTGCGAGATTAACGAAGAATTTTGCCAGATATGCGAAGAACGAATAAAACAGGAGGAAACACAGTGGCGAACATAGATGTCATGTACAGCAGCAAGACGGATCAGTGGGCGACACCTGACGACTTCTTCAAAGAACTTGATCAGGAATTTCATTTCAACCTTGATCCTTGCGCTGACGAACAGAATCACAAGTGTGAAAAGTATTTCACGAAGGAAGACAATGGTCTTTCAAAGGACTGGGGGGGGTATCGCGTGTTTTGCAATCCTCCGTATGGTAGAGCAATTACAGATTGGGTTGAAAAGGCATACAGAGAAGGAACAAAAGACAACACGATTGTTGTTATGCTGATACCAGCGAGAACAGACACAAGATATTTTCACGACTTCATTCAGCACCGATCAGAAATCAGATTTGTGAAAGGGCGTTTGAAGTTCGGGAACAGTAAACAGGCAGCCCCATTCCCTTCAATGGTAGTTATATTCAGGGGTGCTGGAATGTAGGAGAAAAAGCATGAGCAGACCGACAAAGACATGTTGTGACTGCAAGAACGCTTGCTGGGATTCTGTACCATACGGAAGCACAACAGCAACAATGTTCGGAGGTTGTGACAAAGAAGATGAAATGACAGAGGAAGAAGCGGAGAGATTCGGAGAAACAGAAGACTGTCCGTTCTGGGAAAACAGATACAAGGAGGAAAACGCATGAATACACCAGATGCAAGAAGAATATTTGAAGCAATAGCAATGATCCTGTCGAACAGGAATGATGGAATCAGGGTGCAGCTGTCGGAGATTAAGACAAAGGCAGCGAAAGCATCTTGAAGGACAAAAAAGAAAGCCTTCGGACTAGCTTGGCGGCTTCCGAAGGCGATCCAGATTGTGACTTTTTAAGGTCTGCACATCTATAAAAAATTATACAGCAGACTTCCAAAAAAGTCAATAAATCAGGGACTTTCAAAAGGCTTCGCGTCCTTGTAATAGATAGTAACAAATCAAAGAAATATATAAATATCTATAACAGGAGCAAAGAAGGACATGAAGAGAAGGAAGAAAGCTGTGTATATAGATTATGACTATGAAGCAGCATACCAGAAGATGTTGACTGACTTGGAAGAAGACAACATGTGCAGGATGCTGAATGAAGGCAAGGTCAGATCAATATATGCCACTAAGGAGATAAAGGCAGCAGAGCAGATGGATGTTGAAATATATCCAGAGTTCAGAAGAGGACAGAGAGAGCAGATACCAGACGAAGCAAAGCTGAAAAAGCAAAGGCAGGCACAAAGAAACCTGAATGAGAAGAACAGCAGGAAGGAATGTGAAAGGACGATCAATGCGAACTTCACAGACAATGACATCTGGGGAACACTGACATATACAGACGACAACATGCCGAACAGCATGAAGGAAGCACAGCACGATATGACGCTGTACATAGGACGCTTAAACTATGAGCGAAGGAAGAAGGGGCTTGCAAAGCTGCGTTATGTGTATGTGACAGAGTGTTCGGACAAAGGACGCTGGCATCATCATTTTGTATGTGACGGCGACATGGGGCTGGAAGCTGTTGAAGAAAAGTGGAAGAAGGGGCGCAGGAATCAGGTGCGCAGACTTCAGAAGGACGAAAACGGACTGTCAGGAATGGCGAACTACATCACGAAGCAGAAGCACCCTGACAAGAAGGGAAAAGAGCCGAAGCCAGTCGGGAAGTATCAAAAGGCATGGAAAGCCAGCAAAGGATTGAAAAAGCCTGAAGTACATAAAAACCACTATAAGTTCAAGCAGAAGGACATTGACGAAGTTGTGACAGGACGATGCGATCTTGAAGACAAGCTGAAGAAATGGTATGCAGCAGACGGCTACAAGCTGACATCGTATGAAGTCAGATACAACAACATGAATGGCAGATTTTATATATACGCAAGGATGTATAAACAGCCACAGGAAGGAGAAAAGATTGACAAAGCGACAAGTAAGATTAAGCAGAAAACAGCGAAGAAGAAGACAAAGAAAAAGACAGTTGCGCGATGCGGCACATAACTTCATTAGGACAGCAAAGAACTTTCTTCAGCGCAAACCGAAGACGGCAGCAGCATTCCTGATCACATTCATCACAATATATGTGGCGGTAATGCTGGGATTTGCGATCGGCGGCATGATCAGCACAAAGGGAAAGACATCAACAGAACAGGAAAGCGAAGCAGAAGAACAGACAGAAAGTGACTTGAATGCAGATGAAGAATATCCATTCAATACAATGTCACAGGATTGGAGTGGCGAAGACATGGAAGGATTCTGCTATCACGAAATATCAGACGAATGCAAGGCAGCAGGCGGCAAGTTTCCAGTAATGGCGCAAATATACACATACATTGTTTGCCAGAATTATGGCGTTGATTATGAAATGGTGTTCGCACTGATCGAAAGGGAAAGCGAATGCAACTGGAACGCTTCAGGCGATGGCGGCACATCATGGGGATATATGCAGATAGCACAGAAATGGCACAAAGAAAGAATGCAACGCCTGAACTGTACTGATCTGACAAATCCATATCAGAATGTGACAGTCGGCATTGATTACCTGAAGGAGATTCAGGACAGTTTGCAGGAAGTTCCAGAAGATGTGCGCCCATATTACGTTCTTGCAGTCTACAACTACGGAACAAAGGGAGCAAAGGAAAACTTGTGGAATCATGGCGTGTATAAATACAGCTACAACACAGCGATCATGGAAAGAGCAGCGCAGCTGAAGGCAGAGAAAGAAAGACAGGAAACGAAGGAGGAATAAAAGTGGACAACGAAAAAAGATTGTGTCTGGAACAGGCAGTCACAGCAGCAGAAATCTACGCAGTGAAAGCGATTGAAGAAGAACTGAACCGAAAAGGCATCGCGCCAGAAAGCATTGAAAGAAAAATCATAATCACACGAACAGCGGACGTGCTGGCGGCGCACAGGGAAGAAGTCAGGGACATGTATAAAAAGTCAAGACAGCTTCTTGCAGGCTGGATCGTGAAAATGTCAGGCATTGAAGACCTGACGGCATTCAGGAAAATGAAGCGGCTGGGCTTCACTGGCGACATTATGCACGATATGAAAATCATGGAGGAAATGCGATGAACATGAAGTATGCGTTGCGTTCGGAAGATACTGAACAGATCAATGTCATCAGCTGGGCTTCTTGGCAGATGCAGAAATATCCTGAACTGAAATGGCTGCATCATATCCCGAACGGCGGCAGCAGGAACAGAGCCGAAGCAATAAAGCTGAAGCAGATGGGCGTGAAGTCAGGTGTGTCCGACTTATGCCTTCCGTACCCGAAAGGAATATATTGCGGCTTATACATCGAAATGAAGTATGACAAGGGCAGACACCAGCCGTCACAGAAAGAGTTCTTGACCGATATGGCAGCAGCAGGACACTATGTCGCAACATGTTACACGGCAGAAGAAGCGATCAAGGTCATTGAAGAATATATCAATCTGATTGACGGAAACGGAATCAAAGCAATGTTCATTGAAGGAGAAAACAAAGCAATGATGTCAGTCCAGAACAACAGCGTATGGAAAGACGGCGAAGTGAAACCGCTGAAGGTGTAGGACATGAACGGATATGCGGCAGCAGTCAGACAGTTTTATGACATATACAGACCGATCGCAAGGAAGTACGGACTGCGAATGTCAAGCCACACTTCAATATATGACGATGGATGGATAAAGATATATAAAGGCGAAGGAGCAGACAGACAACAGATCATCAAGATTGAAGAAGCGAACGACACAGACCTATACGACAGGGCAAGGGAAGTAGTGATCAGCTGGGAGAACAGCAAGAAGGAAAGAAATGCAAGACGATAGAAAAGCACATCAAATCACATTGCAGGAACTTGGGATTATACCGAAAGAGCCGAAGCGAAAAGAAGAAGTCAGAAAACAATATGCTTTTCCTTGTGGCGGTTGCGCGTGTAGCCACTGCGCAAACAATGTGGAAACGCCAGACACATGCACAGGAGAAATGAAAGAACCTTGCTTCACATGTGACTATTGCAAGCATTATGACGGAAAAGGAACAGACAGGCGACTTCAAGATTGCGACAAATACATTGTGACGAATGAACACGCGAGAAGGTTAAGAAGGAACATGAAAATAATAAACAGGAGGAAAGCACATCAATGAAAATAATAGCAGTAATGAATCAAAAAGGCGGCATCGGAAAGACAATGACCGCAGCAGCTATCGCCTACATAATGGGCGAAGAAAAAGGAAAGAAGGTGCTGATCTGTGACGCGGATCAGCAGGGCAACATATCACTTCTTTACGACAGATTTGATCCTGAAGGACAGGGGATGTCAGAATTGCTTGAAAATCATCAGGCAGCAGGCGGCGCATATTCGACAACAGACCTGATCCAAACAACACCATATGGAAACATCGACATCATACCAGCGAACGGATATTTGATGCGAACAAACATGACACTGCTTCAGGAAGAAGGAGAAGATCAGATTCTTCGATTTGCAGCAGCAATGAATGAAGTCAGAACTATATATGATTATTGCATTGTTGATTGCGGTCTGATCATGGACATGACAGTCACAAATGTGATGATTGCAGCAGACCTTGTGATCGTGCCTGTCAAGATTGGCGGCTTCGAGATTGAAGCAGCTGCAAACATGGACAGTCAGCTGGCATCGTTCAGAAGTGTCAATCCTGACATCAGAATGAAGGTGTTGATGACAATGCGCCAGAAGAACCAGACAACACTTCAGGTTGAAGAATGGCTGAAAACACAGTCAGGACACGATTGCTTTGCGACAGCAATCAGGCGATCAATAATCGCAGAGAAGTCAACAGTCGCACAAGTGCCACTTCCGAAGTTTTCCAAAAACTGCATCGTGACGCAGGACTATCGTGCAGCAACATATGAATTGATGAAAGAGGTGTGAACATGGGAGTGTATGAGATAATCACAGGAATCACAGAAAACGAAGAAAATCTGAAAGTCGAAATCAGACAGACGGAAGGAACGCTGGAAAGAAATCTTGTGTACATTAAAAACACAAGAACAAACAGGGCGTATTCCTTTACATTAGCGGACGGCGATGAATATGGCGCAGACGCAATGACACGAAATGCGGTTGCAAAGTTACATTCGGACATGTACGGCTGCAACGAAGATACACTTGACAGAATTGAACATGCGCTGGGAATAAAACTTGAAACATGGCAGTCAGAATATATCCTGTCGCAAGGCATCGCATATCCGCACGAAGGAAGAAGGACAGGAAAGACGCTTGCATATCAAATCAAGACGCTTTTGATTGCGCACAATGACATAACGATCTACGGCAACGAAGCGCAATACTATGTTGATGAAATACATGGCAGCATATATGAAAAAACTTATGTCACAGACCTTGCAAGGCTGTCAGAACGCCTTCGCAAAGCTGGCATCGGAGTTCCGAAAGTGACATTGAAACTGAACGAAAAGAGAAGACAGGGGGACGGAATGCGATGGAATTGAAAGGACAAGTCACAATCAGCATCGAAGACTATGAAAAGCTGAAGGCAGCAGCAGAGCAGAAAGAGTATGCGGAAAACAGACTGACTGCATTCAAGGACAGAATGTCACAATTTTACGAGATTGAAGACACAGAGTTCTGGAAACAGGTCAAAGAGATTGACAGCAAACCAATGACAGACAGACAGATCGCTATGGCACTATCGAAGGCAAGGGAAACATTGAAGATTGTTGTCGATACAAAAGCACTGAAAAAGACGATCAGGTCAATGATAAATAAAAAAGATTATTTAGACGATGACACACACATTGACCTAAGCAACACAACAGACAAAGAACTGAAAGCAATAGAAATATGCTTCAGAGAACAGGAGGACTGACAATGGCGTGGAATGTAATGGAACAGCTGAACGCAAACGCAAAGAAGGCAGCAGTCGGGGACAACACACCGAAGGCACACTTCAGGACACAGGATGTCAGCATCAATAAAATGTACAGCAATGATAAAAACTTCTATTCGGTTGAGGACATCGAACCGCTGGCACAAAAGATTCTGCTTGTTGGATTGATGGAAAATCTTGAAGTCGTCCACGATCCTTGCGACAGGGGCGAATATAGAATCATAGCAGGGGAAAGACGATGGCGTGCGCTGAAGATACTTGTTGAAAAAGGCTATACAGAATTTGAAAAGGCAACATGTCAGATTCAGACACCAGCGTCAGAGGAAGAAGAAACACTTCGCCTGATCATCGCGAATGATTACAGAAACAAGACAGTGTCAGACCTTCTGGAAGAAGAAGACAAGCTGAAGAAAATATTGCAACGCATGAAGGAAAACGGACAAAAGATCATGGGAATTGACCTGAACAGCGGTCGCATTCGCGATGTCGTTGCATATTTCTTGAAAATAGCACCGACAAAGGTTGCACAGATCGAGAGCATCAACAAGCGTCTGATCCCTGAGTTTTCAAAAGAACTGAAAGAAGGTCGCCTGACTTTTTCTGCTGCCTATATGATCAGCGGAATGAATGAAGAAACACAAGCAGAAATGCTGGAACGCTATCAGGAAAACGGCTTGACCTACAAGGAAGTGAAAGAGATCAAGCAGCAGCAGGAGGAAAAGGCAGCAGCGGAACAGATTGAAGGTCAAATGAACATTGACCAGTTCACAGAAACAGAAGAAGAGATTGAAGAACCTGAAGACGATGCAGAGGACACAGAGGACGAAGACGAATGGGAAGACGCACACCCTGAAAGCATCACATCGCTGTGTTATAGCTGCAAGAGATATTCAGACTGCAATGTGAAGACAGGAACATGTCAAAGCTGTGATCAGTACATCAACAAGGCAGAAGCCGAAAAGACTGAAGAAGAAAGATACAGCGAAGAACAGGACGCAATTGACAGAGAAACAGCAAAGAAACTTCGCGAGAAGGCAGACAAAGAAAAGATGCAGCAGCTTCCTTCACAACAGGAAAAGAAAGCGCATGATGTGAAACTGGGGGCAACATTCTTTGATGATGTCAAAACAGGGCGAAAGACATTTGAATTGCGAAAGAATGACCGCGGCTATAAAGAAGGCGACACAATCGTGTTGCATGAATACAAGGACGGAACAACGACAGGCAGAACAATCACAAAGAAAATTGTGTACATGCTGGAAGATTTCACAGGGCTTGAAGACGGCTATTGTATTTTAGGACTGGGAGAAGTCGAAGAAACGCTTCAGGAAGCAGCAACAGGCGCAGGACAGGACGCAGACAACAGAACACTACAATATGGAGCATAGGAGGAAAAGACATGCAGGCAAAAGAAGAAATTAAGGAAATGGCGCAGACATTCAGAGAAGCAGCAGACATTCTGGACGAGATTGCAGAACTTGACGACAAGGAAGGCATGACAAGAGAGGAAAGAAAAGAGAAAGAAGAAGAACTGTCAGCAAGATTCTTGCTGAAAATGATTAAGATTCAGCAGGCATAAACAGCAGAAAGGGGAAACAGCATGAATGAAATAATCTGCGATAAATGTGCGGCAACATTCACACCTGACATGATAGAGATTCAAAACAGAGTGATCACACAGGACGAGGAACACAACGACATCATCGAACAGTATTATGAATGCCCGATCTGTGGCACGCATTATACAATCACAATCACTGACAGGGTGCAGCGAATAGCGATTCAGAAGCGCAGACAGCTTCAGACGGCAGTCAAGAACGCGATCAGGGCAAGAAGACCAGCAAGGGCGCAGACATACAAGAATAAAGAAAAAGAACTTGCAGACGACATTCAGGCGCGTGCAAAGATGCTAAAAGAACAGTACGCAGAATATACGGAGGAATAAAAACATGTATGAACATTTCACAAAGACACAGCAGCAGTTCGATGTCAGACGCGGCGATGTGTATTATATCAACAACAACAGAGGACAGAGAGGAAACGAGATCAGGAAGGACAGACCAGCCGTCATTGTGTCGGCTGACTTCCTGAACAAACACAGCGGCGATGTGGTCGTTGTGTTCCTGACATCACAGCCGAAGAAAGACATGTCAACACATGTGACAATCAGAACAACTGGAAGAGTGTCGGAAGCACTATGCGAACAGCCGACAACAATCAGCGTGGAAAGATTAAACAACAGGATCGGAAGCGTGACCGACAGAGAAATGCAGCAGATAGACATTGCGCTTCAGATAGCTTTGAATTTGGATGCAGGAGCAAACACACAGCCAGAACCCGAAAATCAATCGGGGGGGGCATCACACAGCAGCGATGATGTACTTGAAAGCGAACACGATTGCATTATACGGCTTGAAGCAGAACGCAACACATACAAGAAACTTTATGAAGACATTATAAACCGAAGGAGATAGAAAAACATGCGAAGTATATGGATTGAACAGGCGATCAGCAATCTGGGTGGAATTATCGTGATTATATTGCAGCTGGGATTCATTGCAGTCCTGACAGCACTGATCATCCTGATTGTTACAGAGATAATCAAGGCAGCAGCCAAAGGAATCAAAGAGCAAAAAGGAGCAAAGAAGAATGAATAAGGTCATATTGATGGGAAGGATGACAAGGGATGCACAGACACGATATACAGAAGGCGCAGAGCCTATGGCAATATCGCGATTCACACTTGCGGTTGACAGGAGAGTCCAGAGGGATCAGGAAGGACAGTCAGCTGACTTCATTTCCTGTGTGGCATTCGGAAAGACAGGACAGTTCATGGAGAAGTACGGACAGCAGGGAACAAAGTTTGTGATTGAAGGACGCATTCAGACTGGCAGCTATACAAACAAAGAAGGTCGCAAGATTTACACAACGGAAGTTGTTGTTGAATCGGTCGAGTTTGCGGAAAGTAAAGCGGCGGCAGGCGACAACCAATCAAGACCACAGCCAGCACCAGACAGCGGCGATGGTTTTATGAACATACCAGACGGCGTTGACGATTTGCCTTTTACATAAAGGCGCAGGAAGGAGTGAAAGACATGAAGCTGAAGGAATATGCAACAAAGATAAAAAACAGGCTTGTGGGACAGCGTGCGAAGCCACAGGAGGAAGAAAAAGACGATCTGTCAGAGAAAATTGCAGAACGCACACAGGAATTGATTGCGGAAGACAGACAGGAAGCTGTCAGGGCAGCAGTCGTGGAAGAACCTGAACCAGAAGAAACGACAGAACAGCCGAAAGCAGAAAGAAACATCAGTGCAGATGTGATGAAACTGGCAGCAGTCACAAGAGGACTGAAGATTGATCCTGAATGGACAAAAGAAGAAACAATCAAAGCTGTATCGGAATACAGCGGACTTCCTGAAGAAGAAGCCGAAGCGCTGCTTGAATCGACAGCAAAGTGGGCGCAGGAAACAGGAAGAAAAATGGTAAAGAGTATCACGGAAGCGTTTGAAAAGTTGAAGCCAGCGTTTGAACAGGTAGGGAAAGCAATCACAGAAGCATTCAGGAAGACAAAATGGACAGGATTGCAGCTGCGCAAGGAATTGATCAGCAACAACAGGCGCAAAATGAAAGGAATGCCGATGATCAGGGCGAAGGCACTTGAAAAAGCCGGAAAGAATAAAAGACGAAAGCCTGAAAAGTAGGAAGAAGGTGTGCAATGTGCAAAATAGCGATGAAACACAGCAGGACATGACGGAAGCAATCAGAATCGCGGTGCGAAGGGCATTTGCTGAAGTCAGAATCGAAGAAAAGAGGGCAGAAAAGAAGAAAACACTGTATAACACACGAAGATTGATGGAATCATATATTGACCTGAAAAAATATATAAATAATGCGATCACGGAAGAAGAAGAGGTCACGGAAGCAGCATACAGCGTCCTGAAGGGCGAAAATGCAAAGCTGAAATCTGTCAAGGAAGCAAAAATGGTCACGGCGATGATGATAATTAACATTGACAGGGCATTGACCGAACTGGAAGCCGAAAGCAGGAGAGAAGGCACATTGTACAAGTATGAAGCGTTTAGAATGCACTATATTGACGGATTGACCTTTGAAGAAATTGCGGATCAACTGGATTGTGGAAAAAACAGCCCTTCAAACTGGTGCAAGGCGATATTGAAGAAAATGTCTGTCAAACTATTCGGAATTAACGGAATTTGAAAAAACGCGATCTGAAAAAGGCTTTTTTCGAGGGAAACGACAGCGAAAGCATGGGAAAAGCGTGGGAAAAGTGAGGGTTTTTATAGGGGACATCCTAAAGTAAAATAGTATCGTGAAATGTTGTACAGAAAGACCGAAACAGCACAGAAGTGTTGAATCGGTCTTTTTTATTGCATTTCTGCCCTCTTATTTGCGGAATGTGGGTGCTTATATAAGGGCATCCACAGGAAGCATAAAAACAAGGCTTTATATAGGGGCATACCTGACAGGGGCGCATATATAGGGCATATATAAGGGGCATATATAAGCGGCTGCGTATAGAACCTATACAGACGGATATATGAAGCATATGCAGCAGTAGGAAGGCGGTGCAAGGGTTTGTTATTTCACAAGTGCAGATGTGGGGCTTTAATACCACAGAATATAGCTGAATGTGAAGCCTGCGCAGCGAAGGCAGCAGGGCAGCAGTCGAGACACATGGAATATAACAAACACCGAAGAAACAAGAAGACAGCAGCCTTCTATGTATCAAGTGAGTGGAGGAAGACAAGAGCCGAAACAATCAGACGGTTTGATGGTGTTGATATATACGCCTTCTATGTGCTGCATGTAATACAGACAGCTGACATGGTGCATCATATCACACCTATTGAAGACGACTGGAACAGACGACTTGATGCAACCAATCTGATCCCATTGAGCAATCACAGCCATGGAATCATTGAAGCCTTGTACAGCAAGGATGAACAGACAAAAAAAGCGACACAAAAGATGTTGTATGACCTGATAGAACGCCACTGGAAGGCGACAGGGGGAGTATGAAAAAGTATCGGGTTAAGTTTATTTAGTCGCGCTTCCCCTTTTCCGTGGAGAAAACTCCCCACGAGAAATTCCAGAACAGGGCATCTGAAAGGGTGCGTGTCAGATTCTGACACACCGCAAGGAAACCAGCAAAGAAGGGAGGTCGCAGAAGAATGGCAGGACAACGACAGCCGATCGCGCTGGTGCAAGCAAAAGGCAAAAAGCACTTGACAAAGGCAGAAATTGAAGAACGTCAGCGAACAGAAGTGAAAGCGGCAGCAGATAAAGTGACAGCACCGCAATATTTGTCGCAGACGCAGAAAAAAACCTTCAAGAAAATCGTGAAGGAACTTCGTGCGATTGACCTCATATCAAATCTTGATGTTGATGCGCTTGCAAGACTGGTCATCGCACAAGAAAAATACATCGCAGTCACGCAAGAACTGAACAAACAGCCGCTAATGGTGGAAATTGAGATCGCAACAAAGCAGCTGGACGAATACGGACAGCCAGTGAAGATCAAAAAAGAAGTCGTGAACGGAGAAGTGGAAAGACTTGCGCTACTTCAGGACAGATATTTCAAGCAATGTCGTCAGGGGGCTGCGGACTTCGGTCTGACAGTATCAAGCCGCTGTCGCCTTGTTGTGCCGAAGGCAGACAAGGAAACACCGAAAGAAAATAAGTTTGCAAAATTCGCATAAGGCGAACGCATGGCAACAGACAGAACTACACAATACGCACTGGATGTCCTTGCGGACAAGATTGTTGCTGGCGATCTGGTCAAAGCAGCATGTCAAAGACATATAGACGACATGAAAGCGGCTGAAGCTGCGCCATATCGCTATTACTTTGATGTTGAAGAAGCAGAAAGGATCATTGACTTCGCTGAAACACTGACTATTGCGGAAGGCGAAGAAGAACAGCCAGTGACGGCATATCCATTCCAGTGCTTCATTCTGGGAAGCCTGAACGGATGGAGAACTAAAGACGGACATCACAGACGATTCAGAACCAGTTACATACAGCTGGGACGACAGAACGGCAAGTCATTCCTGAATGGTATTCTGGCGGCTTATTACGGCAATTTTGACAAGTACAAATATGGTCAGGTTTACTGTACAGCCACAAAGAAAGATCAGGCAATGATTGTCTTCAACGAAATTGTGAAGTTCATAAATTCTGACAGCGATTTGTCAGAGTGCTTCAAGATTCACGAACACAATTCAACGATTGACTGCAAGATCACACACAGCAAGATCAAGGCACTGTCAGGCGACACGAAGTCAATTGACGGTTTCAGACCATATCTGGGGATCGTGGATGAATACCATGCACACAAAGATGATCAGATGTACAAGCTACTTGAAGGCGGCATCAAGAAAATGAAGTCGGCACTGATCAGCGTGATCACGACAGCAGGATTTGACCTGAAATCGCCGTGTTTTGCGTTGTATGAATACTGTGTGAAAGTCCTGAAGGGTGTTGCAAGTAATGATTCACAGTTCATTTACATCGCGCAAATGAATGAATCTGATGATATGTGGACACCTGAAAACTGGATCAAGGCGAACCCAATTCTGGAATATGACAGGGACGCATTGCAGAACATGATCCCGATTGCTGCAACGGCGAAGGAAATGGGAGGATCAACACTGCGCGACTTCATCGTCAAGCAGCTCAATATGTGGATTCAGTGGACAAATGATGTCTATATCAAGGACATGGATGTCTGGACAAGGGCAGCAGTCAAGAAGACACTGGCTGACTTCAGAGGTCAGAAGGCTTATGTCGGACTTGACCTGTCATCAGGCGGCGACTTGACATCAATCGCAATCGTGATCCCATTCATGCAAGGCGAAGACAAATGCTACTTCGTACACGCACACAGCTTCATTCCGAAGCGAAGGGTTGAAGAACACATCAAGACTGACCGCGTACCTTATGACCTATGGATCAGACAAGGACTGGTCGAAGTGACTGAAACAATGGGCGGTGTGAAAACTGACTACAAGTACATTATTGCGTACCTGAAGAAGATCGTGAAGCTGTATGAATTGGATGTGCAGTGGATTTGTTACGATCCGCACAATGCTTCCGCATTCCTGACAGATTTGGAAGCACTTGGATTTGACAGCATTGCTGTCAAACAGTCGGCGCGAGAGTTAAACGATCCGACAGTGGACTTCCGACTGGAACTGGAAGCAGGACATGTCGAACATGACGGAAACGAAGCAATGAAGTGGTCTATTGCAAACGCGAAGACGACATCGAACAGCTTCGGAGAAATCAAGATTGACAAGGAATACACGACAGAACGAATTGACATCGTGGATGCAATTATTGACGCATGGATGATGGCAATGAAGGGCGAAATCAAGCCAGATGTCAACAGATACCTTGATATTTGGTTTGCAGGCACAGAGAAATTGCGACAGAAGGGAGGTGCGCAAGGTTGAACATGTGGAAAACACTGAACAAAGGAATTATGAAAGCATTCGGAATGAATATTGAAACAGATACAGCAACGCTGAATGATGAATCCTTTCTGGAATGGGTTGGAATTAAGCGCGACAGTGAAAGCAAGAAGCCGACATCAGACGTGACATACTTCACTTGCTTGAAAATGATGTCAGAAACAGTCGCAAAAATGCCGTGGAAACTTTACCAGAAGACAAACAAGGGCATCAGTGAGCCGATAGACAACGACATTGCAAGGCTTATGAAGCAACGTCCGAACCCTTTTATGACACCGACAACCTTCTGGAACGCCGTGGAAATGAACAGAAATCATTATGGGAACGCTTATGTCTATGTACGCAGGAAGTTCAAGCGCAAGAAATACGGCGGCGAATACAAAGCACTGGACATGTGGATCATGCCGTCAGACAGGGTGCAGATCATTATTGACGACAAAGGCATTTTCGCAGGCAAGGGAAAAATCTGGTATATGTACAGCGATGAATATTCAGGCGAACAGTACATATTCAGGACAGAAGATGTCTTGCACTTCAAGACTTCGCATTGCCTGAACGGAATAGTCGGACTTCCAGTGCAATACATCCTGAAGCAGACAGTCGAAGGCGTGATTGAATCACAACGCTTCCTGAACAACCTATATAAAAATGGATTGACAGCAAAAGCGGTGCTGGAATACACAGGCGAACTGAATGAAGATGCAGCCACAAAGCTACGACAGACTTTCGAACGCTTCGGAGCAGGAAGCCAGAACACAGGCAAGATTCTTCCTGTGCCGCTGGGGATGAAGCTGACACCGCTGGACATTAAGCTGACAGATTCACAGTTTGTTGAGTTGAAAAAGTATTCAGCACTTCAGATCGCAGCAGCGTTCGGAATTAAACCGAACCAGATCAACGATTATGAAAAATCATCATACAGCAATTCAGAAATGCAGCAGCTGTCATTCTATGTGGACACGATGCTTTTTGTGCTGAAGCAGTACGAAGAAGAAGTGAACTACAAGCTATTATCGGATGACGAAGTGGAAGAAGGGTTGTACTTCAAAATGAATGAAAAAGTGCTGCTTCGTACCGACAGCAAAACACAAATGGAAATCCTGAAAGAAGGAATCAACAACGGCATCGAAACAGTAAACGAAGCAAGAAGAAAACTTGATTTGATGGATATGGAAGGCGGCGACACATTGATTGTCAATGGAACGTATGTGCCACTGACGAAAGTCGGGGCGGCGTATGACAAAGCTGAAGAACAGGACACTGAAGAAGACAGCGATCCTGACAATCCTATAAATGAGCCAAACACAGAAGGCGGCGAAAATACGGATCAGGATGAACAGGAGCAGGAAACAGCCGAAACGAATGAACCTGACACCGATCAGGAAGGAGGGGGAAGAAGATGGCGAAGAAAATGAACTTCACAAGAAGAAATCGAGCGAAAAGAACGATTGAAAATGTCGGCTTCATGCAGATAAAAGACGCGGCAGCAGGCGGCGTTGAACTGTACATCTACGGCGACATTGTATCTTCAGAGTGGGACAAGTGGACACCAGAAGACACCTGTCCACAGGACATCACAGACTTTCTGAACGGCATTGACAACAATGCAGAACTGACAGTGTACATAAACAGCTGCGGCGGCGATGTGTTCGCAGGAATCGGCATATACAACATACTGAAACGCCACAAAGGACACATCACAGGCATTGTGGACGGAATTGCAGCGTCAATCGCGTCCGTGATCCTTATGGCGTGCGATGACATCGTTGTGTCGACAGGCGCACAGATTATGATTCACAAGCCGCTGACTATGGCGTGGGGCAATGCAGATGACTTCACGGCAGTTATAAACCAGCTTGACAGCTGTCAGCAGATGATCACAGACATCTACATGACAAAAGCAAAGGAAGGCGTGACAGCAGATCAGTTTGAAGAGCTAATCAACGCAGAAACATGGATGTCAGAAAGCGAAGCATCGGAGTGTCGCGCTTCAGATTATTTCAACATAAAAGTTGATGAATCGGCGGCAGCAGTCGCAGCGTGCGTCAGCTACATGATGGACAGATTCAAACATGCGCCAGCGGACATGAAGACCGAAACAGCTGAAGACATCGAAGCAAGACAGCAACAGGCAGACGAAACAGAAGAAATTCTGGGCGATCTGTACATGTATGGAATTTAAGAAAACGGAGGAAAAACAATGAGCAAAGAAGCAAGAGCGTTACTGAAGAAAATCAATGACAAGAAGAACGCGATCAAAGCCCTTGTGAATGAGGGAAAGACAAAGGAAGCGAAGGAAGCGAAAGCAGAACTTGTGGACATGCAGGATCGTTTCAACATCCTTATGGACTTAGAGGATGACGAGGACGAGGACATCAAAGACCAGATTGACAAGGACGAAGCAAAAAAGGCTGAAGGCAAGGATAAAGCACCTTCAAAGAAAGACATCGCGCGTGCGTTTGTCAATCGTATTGTCTGCGGAATGCGCAAGACAAAACTGAATGAAAAGGATCAGAAGATCATGGACGCAATGTCAGAGAAGTCAGACGAAGACGGCGGCTTCACTGTACCACAGGACATTCAGACGGACATCCATGAGTTAAGAAGAACAGACGATGACCTTGAACAGTATGTCAATGTTGAGCCTGTCAGCACATTGTCAGGAAGCAGAGTGTTTGAAGTCGATGCAGATTCGACACCATGGGACGATGTTGACGAAGGCGAAGAGTTCGGAGAGGAAGAAACGCCGAAGTTAAAACAGATCAAGTACAAGATCAAGAAAAAGGGCGGCATCTTAAAAGTTACAAGGGAACTCTTGCAGGACACAGCAGAAAATATTCTGGGCTTCCTGAATAAGTGGATCGCGAAGAAGTCAAGAGCCACAAGAAACGCTGCAATTTTGAAGAAACTTGCAGAAATCACAACAGGAAAAGAAGTGGCAATCAGCGGATATGACGACTTGAAGGATGCCTTCAATGTGACACTTGATCCAGCGATTGCATCTTCCTCAATCGTTCTGACAAACCAGTCAGGCTTCAACTACCTTGACAAGATCAAGGACGAGCGTGGCGACTACATTTTGCAGCATGATGTGACAGACAAGTCAAAGATGCTTCTTTTCGGTGTATATCCGATCAAGAAAGTCAGCAACAAAGTGTTGAAGAATGTGGAAGTTAAGTCAGACGGAAGCAACGTGTCAGCGTACAAGTACCCGATTTACATGGGCGACTTAAAAGAAGCAATCACTTTGTTTGACCGAGAGAAGATCAGCATCGAACTTTCAACCGAAGCTGGCGACTTATGGGCGAAAGACCAAACAGGAATCAAGGTGCGTGACAGATTCGATGTGCAGGCATTCGATGAAGAAGCAGTCATCAAGGGAGAAATCACAGTTCAGGTTGCTGGCTAATGGCAACAGGCTTCAGGAAGGGAGGAAAAGACATGGAACTGGAAGAGCTGAAGGCATATTGTCGCATTGACTATGACGATGACGATGAAGTGATCAAGCTGATTTATGCAGCAGTGCTGGAAGAAATGACAGACCTGATAAAAGACTTCAATCCTGAAGCACTCACGAACCGCCAGAAGTTGTTGATCTGCATGTATGTCAAAGAAGCCTACGACAACAGGGACAGAACAGCACCGACAGACGACAAAGTCAGATTCGCGGTGCAGTCAATGATGTTGAAAGAAAGGTTGAAGTGATATGTCAAGCGCGAAGGTCAAAATATACAAATATCAGTACACGAAAGTTGACGGAAGGCGTGTGGAAGCAGAACCGATCTTGTATCACGAATGCTGGTGCGAGATCGGCAGCCTTTACGGAAAAGAACTGTACAAGGCAATAGAAATCAGGCTGGAAGACACGATTGTGTTTGACAAGGTCAGGTATTGCAAAAAGGTCAAAGAGATAGCGGCACACCTGAAGGACTACTTCGTGGAGTACGAAGGCGAAAAGTACAACATATTTGCAAGGGACTTCAGGCAGAATGACAAACAATATGTACAGCTGAAAGCGAACCGCGTCACATAAATGTGTCAGATTCTGACACAGGGAAGGAAACAGCATGAAAGTGACTTTTGAATTTGAAGGACTGAAAGAACTTCAAAACAAACTGGAAACACTTGCAAGCGATTCGGAAATCAGAAAAACAAACAAGCAGATATTCCAGCGTTCTGTTGATTATACCGAACCACGAATGAAGGCAGTTATGGCAAGGTCGGCAGACAATTCAAAGTCAGGAAAGAAGGGATACAGACCTTCTGGACATGCTGCGGATAATATCCCCACGAAAGTGACAACAAAGGGCGGCGAAGTCGGCTGGACACTTCTGGGCGATGCAGAAAACTGGTTTTACATGAAGTTTGTGGAATGGGGGACAACGAAACAGCCCCCACAAGACTTCCTTTACAACACAATGGAAGAATGCCGCGGACAGTGGGACACGATAGCAGATCAGGAATATCAGAAGTTATTGAATGAAAAGCTGGGAGGATGACACATGGACATTGTAAAGAAGACACTGGATGCGCTTGAAGTGCTGGAAGCAGAAGGAATCACAGTGCAGCAGGGCTGGTATGACGCAGACATCAAGGGACTGCATGTGACTGTGTGGAATCTGGGGGACTACGGCGGCGAACATTCGGACGATGACGAAGAAGTCGAGATTGCAGCAGTGCAAGTGTGCATCTGGTCAAGTACAGATCAAATCAGGTTAAAAAAGAGAATCAGGCGACTTATGAAAAAGGCAGGATTCGCATTCATGGGCGCAAATGACAATCTTGAAACAGATACAAAAATATTTATGAATGCCGCAAGATTCATGGCGGCAGAAGAAGCAGAACAGGAGGACGAAGAAGAATGAGTGAAGCAGGAAAGCAGATCATCAGATCAAGAACAAAGTCGTTTCGTGACATTTATGTCGCACCAGTAACACAGAACGATGCGACAGCATACGCAGCAGGCACACCAGTCAAACTTGCGCGTGCTATTTCAGGAAAAGTGTCTGATAAATTCAGCGTTGAAAAGATTTACAGCGATGATGGAGTGGAGGACACAGTTGAAACCTACGAAGGAACAGACGTGGAGTTTGAAGTCAATTCGCTTGCACCGCAGGACAAAGCAATGTTGTTCGGTCATTTATACAAGAATGGCTGGCTTGTGAAAAACAAGGACGACAAAGCACCTGAAGTCGCTGTCGGATATAGAGCAAAGAAGCTGAATGGCAAGTATGAATTTGTATGGCTTTATGTCGGAACATTCGGTCAGGGATATGACGACAACTATCAGACACAGGAAGACAAGGTCACAACACAGACAGCAACGCTGAAGGGCAGTTTCTACGAACGCGCATGTGATGGAAACTTTGAAACACAGGTTGACGAAAGCAACCTTCTGACAGAACACACGGACGCAGCAGCAGCAATCAAAAACTGGTTCGGAAAGGTACAAGAGCCAACAGAAGCGGCGTAAAAGAACAATAGGAGGGCAAACACAATGAAAAGAAAGTTAATTATAAACGGCAAAGAATATGAAATGCCAAAGATGGACGTTGACACCTATATGGAATATTTGGAGGTTAGGGACGACATCATGGGAACTGAAAAGAAAAGCGGACTTTACACCGCAGAACAGTTCCGAAAGATGCTGGACTGCATTTGCATGGTTTACGGCAACCAGTTCACTGTTGACGAGTTGAAGGACAAGGAAACAGGACTGGGAGTTGCAGCAATCATCATGGAATTTGCACTGATCGAAGAATCGCTGGGCGATGAAGTCAACGGAAAGGTTGAGAAGCTACAAAAAAATTTTACAAGTGGCAAATAATACCCGAACTGACGCTGACGTGCAATGAAAAAGAATATATATGCGCGTCAGTATCGGTTGAAAAGTACAGAGCATATACAGAACTTATGGAAAAGAACAACGGCGATGATGTTGCATCTGCGTTTCAATTCAATGCAGCAATTATGAAAATGATATTCGGCATATCTGAAAGGGAAGTGCTGAAGACAGATGTCGCAGAACAGCTGGCAACAGCAAAGATGATTCATTTTGTGATGCAGGACATCATCACACCGAAGTTCCTTGAATTAAACCCAAACAGACCAGATGAAGTCGAACAGGAGAAGTCAGCATTCGATGATTATGACGAAGAAAACGGCTACAACGAAGCTGAAAAGCAGCTGGACGATGAAAACATCTGGAAAGTGTGCCGCGACAATGTGGACAGGGTTGTAAAGCTGTGTATAAAAGGGCTGAACGATTCACTTTCAAATGTTATGAAGTCGGATATTATGAGCCTATTGGATCATGTGGCGTTCGAGATCAAGACCATCAACGAAAAGTGATGAAAGGAACGTGCATATATGGCGCAGGCATCAATCAAGATCGGTGCTTCAATGTCAGAATATCAGTCGGCGATGAAAGCGGCGGTCGCAAGCATGAAAGAACTGTCGTCACAGTACAGTCTTGCTGCTGCAAACGCCAAACTGTACGGCACGAAATCTGACGCGTTAAAGGCGAAGATCAGCGAACTTACACAGAAAATGGATGTCCAGAAGACGAAAGTCGCGGATTGTAAAACACATTATGAAACGCTGACAACACGACTGGACAACAACAAGAAAAAAAGCGAAGAACTGAAGACAAAAGTCGCAGAACTGTCAAGAGCCTATGAGGAAAGCAAGGAAGCGACTGGCGAAAATTCAGAAGAAACAAAGAAATTAAAAACAGAACTGGACAAAGCGGAAAAGCAGCTGGCAACAACCGAAGCACAAACAACAAAGTATGAAGCAGCAGTCAAGAAGCAGGGCGCAGCAGTCACACAGGCTGAAGCTGACCTTGCGAACATGGAAGTGCAGCTTCGTGATGTCAATGCGGAACTTGCGCGCCAGAAGTTCGATGAATACGCGGAAAAGGCTGGAAAAGTCGGACAGGCAGTGCAAACAGCAGGACAGCACATGATGAAGGTCACAACCGCGATCGGCGGCGTGGCAGCGGCATCGGTAACAGTTGCAGCAAACTTTGAACAGCAGATGTCAAAAGTGCAGGCAATCAGCGGAGCAACAGCAGAAGAAACTGACAAGCTGACAGAATCAGCGCGTCAGTGGGGGCGTGATACAAAGTATTCAGCAACCGAAGCTGGCGAAGCGTTTGAATATATGGCACTTGCAGGCTGGAAGACGGATGACATGCTGGAAGGCATTGGCGGCATCTTGAATCTGGCAGCAGCATCCGCGATGGACTTGGGAACAGCTTCAGACATCGTCACAGACTATCTGACAGCGTTCGGACTATCGGCAAAGGACGCAGGAAAATTCGCAGACGAAATGGCTTATGCAATGAGCCATTCAAACACAACAACCGAAGCACTTGGAGAAGCATATAAAAACTGCGCTGCGACAGCGGCTTCAATGGGCTATTCGGTGGAAGAAACAACAGCAGTCTTGATGACAATGGCGAACGCTGGCGTTAAAGGCGGCGAAGCAGGAACAGCCCTGAACGCTATTATGACAAGACTTGCGACAGATACAAAAGGCTGCGCAACCGAACTGGCGAAGTATGGTGTTGAAGTGTACGATGCGCAGGGCAACATGAACAGCCTGTCAAGCATACTGACAGGAGTGCGCGGCGTATGGAATAACCTGACAGACGAACAGCAAGCGAACCTTGCAAAGACAATCGCAGGAACGAACCAGTTTTCAGCATTGCAAACAATCATGTCTGGCTTGTCAGATGAAGCGATTGCAAGCGGAATGTCCTTCAGTGACTATGCTGAAGCATTACAGAATTGTGACGGCACTGCATCCGACATGGCGGCAACAATGCAGGACAATTTACTGGGAAGACTGACACAGCTGAAGTCGAAGCTGGAAGATATTGGAATAACTGTGGGAAATGCACTGCTTCCATTCATGGAAAAGGCAGTGGCGAAGATTGGCGAACTTGCAGACAAGTTCGCAGCATTAAGCCCACAGCAGCAAGAAACGATCCTGAAGATTGCAGGCGTTGTGGCTGCGATCGGTCCTTTGCTGACGATAGTCGGAAAAGCTATCAGCGTATCTGGACAGCTATCATCAGGGATCGGAAAAGTTGTTGGCAAGCTGGCGGCAATGGGAACAACAGCGTCAGGAGCAACAGGCGGCATGGCTATCCTGAAAGGCGCGCTTGCGGCGATCACATCGCCAGTCGGAATTGCGGTCGCTGCGATCGCAGCAATCACGGCAGTCATAGTGACGCTGTGGAACACGAACGAAGACTTCAGGAACAAGATCACGGAAATCTGGGACAGAATCAAAACAGTGTTCACAGAGTTCGGACAGCACATCACTGACAAGCTCAATTCGCTGGGCTTTGATTTTGAAAACTTCGGCGAAGTGGTCAAGGCAATCTGGGAAGGCTTCTGCAATTTGTTAGCACCGATCATCGAAGGCGTGTTCAATAATATCGCAAATGTCATTGAAACAACGCTGAATGTGATCACAGGCGTGTTTGATTTGTTCGTGTCGTTATTCACAGGCGACTGGTCAGGGGCTTGGGATGCAGTAAAAGGAATATTTGAAAGCGTATGGAATGGGCTGAAGGAATATATCAGCAATATTCTGAACACAATCAAGGGCGTTGCTGACGCTTTTCTGGGCTTATTTGGTACTTCATGGGATGAAGTATGGAATAGCATCAAGACAACCTTTGAAAACATCTGGAACGGCATTGTATCGTTCTTCACGGGCATACTTGACGGAATAAAGAACGCAGTAACAACAGCATGGACAGCAGTCAGCACGACAATTTCAGATGTACTGACAGGAATCTGGAACACAGTCAGCAACATATTCACGACAATCAGGGACTTTGTATCAACAGTCTTTGAAACAATCAAGAACGTGATCACAGTCGTTATTATGGCGATTGCAGAGTTCTTCAGCGCAGCATTTGAAATCTTGACAGTTCCGTTCCGATTTATCTGGGAGAACTGCAAAGATACAATCATTTCAATCTGGGATGCAATCAGTACGAAGATACAGACAGCAATCACGTTTGTACAGAATATCATCACGACAGTATGGAACGCGGTCAGCGGTGTATTCACGACAGTGTGGACAGCGATCAGCACGACAGTGTCGAATGTCTGGAACACGATCAGCACGAAGATACAGACGACATTGCAGACGATCCAGAATATTATCACGACAGTATGGAACGCGGTCAGCGGTGTATTCACGACAGTGTGGACAGCGATCAGCACGACAGTGTCAAATGTTGTGAACAGCATCAAGAACACGATCACGAATGTGTTCAATGCGGTCAAGACGACAGTCAGCAACATATTCAACAGCGTGAAGTCAACAGTGACATCAATCTGGAACAGCATCAGCAGCACGATCAGCAATGTTGTGAACAACATCAAGAACACAGTCAGCAACGTGTTCAACACATTAAAATCAACAGTCAGCAACGTGTTCAACAGCATAAAATCAACAGCAACATCGGTCTGGAATGCAATCAAGAACGCAATAACAACACCGATCAACGCTGCGAAAAACGCTGTACACAATGCAATCGAAGCGATCAAGTCGAAATTCAACTTCACATGGTCACTTCCAAAACTGAAATTACCACACCCGAAGATCACAGGAAGCTTCAGCCTGAATCCTCCATCAGTACCACACTTTTCAATAGACTGGTACAAAAACGGCGGTATTATGAACGATTCAATGATCTTCGGAATGAACGGAAACAAGCTGCTTGCTGGCGGCGAACCAGAAACAGGCGGCGAAGCTATTCTTCCACTAAAACCATTCTATCAGGAATTGAACTCAATACTTGATGAAAAGCTGAAGAATATAGAGTCAGGAACGAATGTGAAGGTTGAAAATCATACATACATTGACGGCGAAGAAGTGGCAAGCAAGACATACACGAAAGTGGATGAACAGCTTGTGGAAGATAAAAGGAAAGGAAGGTAAGGCAGCATGAAAGTGAATGGCATTGACGCAAGAAAATACAACGCGAAGCAGCTGACAGCCGAAGTGCTGCCACCTTCGCTTGCTGTCAATTATGAGATTGTAACAGGCGCATTTCTTCCGACAGAATTTGAAACAGATATGGAACTGGGACAGCTGAAGTTGTGCATGTACTTCAGGGGCAAGGATAGAAACAGCCTGATCAGGTCGATGTCGGCATTTTTGGAAAATTTCACGACGTCAAGCGTTGTTGAAGTCGATGGCTACAAAGGAAAGTTCAAGGCATACACAGCAAGCAGCGACTATTCAAAAATGAAAGTGAAAACCAGATACAAGCTGAACATCACGCTGGAAGGCTATTTTTTTGACGATGAACTAAAGCTGGAATATGACGGAATCACACAGACAACGATTGACCGACAAGGGACACGAAAAGCACCAGCAATCGTTGAAGTGTATGCGAAGAAAGCATTGAAGAATTACAAGATCAGCGGCTTTGAAGATGACATCATCGTGGAGCAGCTGGCAGCAGGACAGACAATCATCATTGACGGCGAAGAAGGACGCATCACGAACAATGGTGCAGACGCATTCGCCAGCGTTGACTTGTGGAAGTTTCCAGCAATCACGCAGACACAGACAGTCTTGAAGTTTTCCAGTGCAGACGCAGTCGTTCGGATTAGGTACAAGCCTATGTGGATTTAGGAGGATGACAGATGCAGATTTTTAATGACAAAAAAGAACGTGTCGGAATCCTGAAGGGCTTCAAAGATAGAAAGATCGTGAAGACACTTGATTCAGGCGACAAGGAATTGATTTTCAAATATCCTTCGGACGGCAAGCAAGTTGACCTTCTGAAAGAAGAATACTACATCAGGACGAAAGAAGACGAATATGTCATCAGAAAAAGAAAGACAGGCACGCAGTTCAACGAATACACAGCACAGCTGAATGTCGAAGAACTGGAAGGCGCGGTCTTTCCTTATGGCTTTGAAAGCAAGGAACAGACGATCAGGGCGTGCCTTGAATTTGCCTTTGAAGGAACAGGCTGGAAGGTTGGCGTGTGCCAGATCACAAAAAAAAGGACAATCAACAAGGATGAAGAAACGAACGCATGGAAAGTCCTTCAGGACTGTTTGTCAACATATCGTACAGAATGCAAGATCAACAGCCTGACAAAGACAATCGACATATATGAACAGATTGGATCAGATCGCGGACGATACTTCATTGAAGGACTGAATCTGAAGAAGCTGACAGTGACTTCCGACACATATGATTTTTATACACGCCTGATCCCTTTAGGGAAAGACGGAATCGGAATTGAATGGCTAGGAAAGCCGTATCTTGAAAATTATCAGTACAGCAGCAAGATCAAGACCTATGTGTGGAGCGATGAACGATACACGAACACGACAAGCCTGATAGAAGACGGCATCGCGAAACTGGACGAAATGTCGAAGCCGTATGTCGCCTATGCAGCAGATGTGATTGACCTTGCAAGACAGTCAGAGAAATACAGCAGCGTGTTTGATTATGACATAGGCGACACAGTCTGGATGATTAGCAGGAAGACACGCACAAAGGAAAAACAGCGAATTGTGAAGCTGACGGAATATCCAGAAAGCCCACAAAACAATACTGTCGAACTTTCAAACGCAACAAAGACATTCGCTGAAGTGCAGCAGGAAGCAACGGATCAGGCAAAGTCAGAAGCAATCAAGATTGCAAACAGTAGCGCGAAGAAAGTTCTTGAAGATGGCTATTACACGAAGACAGAGGTTGAAACACACATAACAGCATCGAAGGAAGAAATCGAACTGGGCGTGTCAAAGACCTACGAAACGAAAACCATTGTCGATCAGAAGATCAAGAGTGCAAACGATCTGACAGATGAAAAGTTGACAGAATACAGCACGACAGAACAGATGCAGGCTGCAATCGACCTGAAAGCGGAAGAAATTGATCTTTCAGTTTCAAAGACCTATGAAACGAAGACGACAGTCACAGAGAAGATCAAGAGTGCAAACGATCTGACAGATGAAAAGTTGACAGAGTATTCCACAACAGAAGAAATGAATGCAGCGATCAAGGTGCAGGCAGACAGCATCACGACAGAAGTTAAAAAGAAGGTCAATAGTTCGGAGTTCGGCACGAAGATCACACAGAACGCGTACAACGTGCGTGTCGCTTGGAATGGCAACAGCAAATATATACAGCTGGAAGCAGGACAGCTGGCGATCTACAACGGCGAAGTTTCAACATCACAGAAAAGGGCTGTATTTGACGAACAGGGAAATCACTTCTATCGCGATGGATATTATGTCGGAAAGATTGGAACAAACAAGTGGTCGGGAAACAACGCGCACAAAGGGCTTGTGTTCGATCTGGACTATCAGGGAAAATACATGGCATTTGCGCAGATGAAGTCACAAGGCGCAGGATCATATACAACGATGCTGTGCTTCAGCCGCGCAGGAAGTATATACGATCAGTATGGCATACACTTGGGATGCGACTTCTATGGTCATTGGTTCGACATGTACAATGTCGATCTTCACGATGTCAATATAAACGGATACGGCGTGGCAGATGGTAAAAGCATACCGATAGTGACAGAAATTCACGACAACGGAAACGGAACAGTCGGCTGGACGACATCATCAATCAGTGTCAGAGGTGGAATGATTACAGCAGTACCACAAGGGAGCGCGAATATATAATGAGCAAAGAAAACATAATTGAAGAAGATACAAAGACGGAAACAAAAGAAATGATCCTTGATTTGCCTGAAGGCGAAAGGGGGATCACAGAAGAAGAAACAGAAACAAAGGAACAGCAGATCAAAAACACGATGCTTGCGCAGATGGATTCAAAGCTGGACTTGATACTTGCATATCAGGAAGCTGCGCTGGAATAACAGGAGGATGGCACATGAAACCGATCGAACAAAGAATTGCTTGCGCGAAAGGAGAAATCCTGAACGCAATGGCAACAATCAGCACAGAACACGATCTGTCAGCGACAGTCATGGAAGGCGTGCTGGCTGACATACTGTCTGAAGTGAAGTCACAATCAAAGATGGAACTGCTGAACGCATACAACAAAGAAGTGAACGATGCACAACAGGAAATCAAGCAGCTGAAGGAAGAACTTGAAAAAGCGAAGGCAGCAGCAAAGAAGACATTGAAGACCGAACCTGACACCGATCAGGAAGGAGGGGACGACAATGGCGATGCAGCTAATAACTGACATAACACTGGAACTGACAGGCGATGAACGCTTGTATATGGCATCAGCAAAGCAGGGCGATAAGCGCACACGATTCATCAGAATCGCGCTAACAAATAATGGCAAGGTATTCACGATCCCGACAGGGTACATCGTAATTGCGAACATCAAAAAGCCAGACAAACACTTTTGTTATAACGAATGCACAGTGACCGACAACAAAGTCATGGTCGAACTGACAAATCAGGCACTTGCGGCAGCAGGAACAGCACACTGCGACATCGAGATCAGGGACGCACAAAACGTGTATGTGTTATCTTCACAGGCGTTCACGATTGAGATTGAAGAAACGAACAGGAATGACGCTGCGATTGAAAGCTGCAATGAGATCACAGCACTGGAAAAGAAAGTGCAGCAGTACATCGACAACATCGTTTCAACAAAGAATGACATCTTGTCAGTTGAAGCAGCGATGAAGGTTGCTGAAGCTGCCAGAGCATCGGCAGAGGTTGACAGGATCAACGCTGAAGCACGAAGGAAGAAAAGCGAACAGGACAGGGAAATTGCTGAAACAGCAAGGCAACAGCAGCTTCAGATCATGCAGGAAGCGACAGGAGCAGCAAACAACGCAGCTTCTTCAGCAAATACGGCAGCAGGCGCAGCGAATACAGCGGCGGCACGCGCTGAAGCAACATACAAGTCACAGGAAGAATTGCAGAAGATGTATGAAAAGATGCTGGACATCAAGGGGGCAGTCGGAAGCACGATTGACGGCGGCACAGCGTTCAGCATTGATCCGATGACCTGTGACGGCGGCACAGCGTTCACAACAGAAGAATGCGAAGCGGATGCAGGCACAGTGTAGGAAGGAGGAAACACGATGGCAACATGGACAGTCAGACCGAAAAAGGACACGACAGCGAACTGGAAGGCTTCAGGACGCATCCTTGAAGTGAACGAATGGGGCGTTGAAGAAACCACATCAGGCAAGTACATATTGAGGATAGGAAACGGAAAAGACAAGTTTCTTGATCTTCCAGCGGTTGTTGATACGCCGACACTTGAAAAGATGTACAACACGATTCAAAACTTCAACAACAACATGCAGCAGGCGACATCAGCCGCGAACGCAGCAGCACAGTCGGCACAGCAGCAGGCAGCAGCCGCGAAAGCAGCCGCAGCAGCTTGTCAGGACATTGAAAAGGGAATCAATTCAATGTCGGACAAAGCAACAGGCAAGAAGTACACGATCGGCGTTGAAGCTGGGCTTGTGTTCTTAGAAGAAACAACATAACAGGAGGAAAAGAAAATGGCAAGGCTCTATGTAGCAGACAAAGAAACGCTTGACGCGGTAAAGGCTGACACGACTGGCATCTTGAAACAGCTTCAGGACGCAGATGGAAAATTCAGCAATATCAAGCGTTATGGAATCAAGATCAACAAAGCAGACAGCAATCCTGACACACGCATCACATATCTGTATGATGCAGCAGGCTTCACACCAGCAAAGATGAACTTCACAGACGGATCATTCGACTTCGGTTCATGGGGCGAAGTGTTCTTCGTTAAGCAGAACAGACCAGTTATGCTGAAGGCAGACAGAACAGTTGCGTATGAGTTAAACCACACAGACCATTCAAAGAAGCTGGACGGCACTGCATCCGATGTCGGGGATGCATCAACAACAATGAATGCAATGTCTGAATTTCCGTTGATGTGGCTGTGCCAGTACGAAGTCGGAAACTATGAGTATATCATTGTATCTGACACAAGAGTTGACAGCAACTACAACGCAGACGCATTCATGCGTGAAGATGGAACAATCGCAGATCATATGTATATGCCTATGTACGGCGGCAGCTATGACGGCGCGAAACTTCGCAGCTTGTCAGGAAAGAAGCTGGACTGCAACACGAACGCACAGACAGAGATCAACAGGGCAGCAGCGAACGGAACAGGCTGGACAATCATTTCATGGAGCAGAAGAAACCTGATCGAAAGTCTTCTGACATTGATCAGCAAATCTGAAAACTTTCAGGCGAAGTTCGGTCAGGGCGTATGCAACACATATGTCAACGATTCAACAAAAGACTATGGAAAAGTTGCGACAGGAACACTGGACGCAAAAGGACAGTTCTTCGGCTACAATGACGGAACGCACGAAGTGAAGGTGTTCTATTGCGAAAAGCAATGGGGAAACCGCTGGGACAGACTTGTGGGCTATCTGTGCGACAATGGAACAATAAAAGTGAAGATGTCGCCGCCTTATAACCTGACAGGAAAAGACTTCACGAAGGTTGGAACAGCGTGCAAAGATGGCGGTTATCAAAAAGACACATTGATGACCAGATTCGGACGATTTGTCAAATCGGTCGGCGGCAGTTCTTCGACATATCGTTGTTGCTATTACTGGATCAACATGGCGATCCTTGCGGTCGCGCTTGTCGGTGGTAGCACCAACGGCGGCGCGTACTGCGGTGCTTACGTCTACTTGGACAGCACTGCTTCGTATGCGTATTGGCTCGTCGGCGGCTCTCCTTCTTGTGAAGAACCTTTGGCGGCATAAGCCGCACAGGGGGACAGGGGGAGTAATCCCCCTTGAAGTGTGAGTATAAAGAAAATTGAAAATATAGGGATATTGTGTGCGCCTTCCGATGCTTCTGCCTTGCGGTCGCGCTTGTCGGTGGTAACACCAACAACGGCGCGAACTGCGGTGCTTACGTCAACTTGAACAACACTGCTTCGAATGCGAATTGGAACATCGGCGGCTCTCACTCTTAACAATCATGGGACAATAACCTAATGCACACGATATTCCGCGCCACTTGGCGAAAGTTAAACCGAAGAAAGGGTTGTGCTAGTAGGGCGAAAGCCGTGAACGTGCAACAGGTGTTAAGAAGGAAACCTTTTGAATGAAGACATATAAACATATATTTGAAGAATTGCTGAAAGAAGAAAACATCACACAATGTTTTCGCGATGCAGCAAAGCGCAAGACGACACGTCCCGAAGTCGCCAGAGTGCTGAAGGAAGAAAGAGAAGTCGGAAACGACAGACCTGATCCACAATGTCTTCAGGAACATGTGAAAGCACTTCAGAAGATACTTGAAGAAGAAACATTCAAACCGCCAGAGCATAGAAAACAACTGATCAACGAATACAGCTGCGGAAAAGTCAGGGAGATCATAAAACCTGAATATCAATATGAACAGGTTGTGCATCACTGCATCATCAAACAGCTTCAGCCGATCATCCTTCATGGACTTTATGAACACGCGCTGGGAAGCATACCGAAAAGAGGATGTCACAGCGGAAAGAAACGCGTTGAAAAGTGGATAAAAGGATATAAGGGCAAGAAGTTCTATATCCTGAAGGCAGATGTCCGACATTGCTTTGATACAGAAGACATTCGCGTCATAGAAACGAAGCTGCGGCGCGTGATTAAAGATGAAAAATTCATCAGATTATGTGTCACAGTCATGGAGCATGAAGCGACAGTCAAACCGCCTGAATTTGATGATATGTGGATAAAAGACGAACAGTGGCAGGATGCAGAATTTTTGTCAGGGCTTCCACTTGGGTTCGTGACTTCACAATGGTTCACACAGCTAAATTTCAAGCCGTTCGATCACAAGGTTATTGAAGACTGGAAGGAACTGGGCGGCGTTGATCATTACATTAGATATGCAGATGACATTGTTGCATTCGGTCGAAACAAGAAGAAACTTCACAGACTGGAAGAAGCAATGCAAGACTATCTGAAGAATGAAATGCACCAGAAAATAAAATACAACTGGCAAGTATTCCGTTTTGAATATCCAGACAGGAAAGCACCGCCAGTCATAGACAAGAAGACAGGAAAAGAAAAACCGAAGACCAGAGGGCGTGCGCTGGACTTCATGGGATTTGTATTTCATTACAACCGCACAACGCTTCGCAAATCAATCCTGAAGCGTGCGACAAAGAAGGCGCACAGAATCGCAAAGAAAGAGAAAGTCAACTGGTATGATGCTTCAGCAATGCTGGCATCAATGGGCTGGTTTACACATACGGACACTTATGGCTTTTATGAAGATCATATCAAGCCATATGTCAATATAAAGCAACTGAAAAAGAAAGTCAGCAAGCATTCAAAGAAAGGAGTGAAGAACAATGATGTCAGAATGGTATCAGTCAGAAAGTATGGACAAGCCGACAGAGTGGGACACGACATCAAGCCCGACAGTGGTCTATCAGCGAAAGAGCATCGCAGAACAGATCAGGAAGGACATTGACGGAGAAAAAGACCGCACTGTCTATGTGTACAGCGAAAGGACTATGACACAGGAAGAATATGCAAGACTTCAGGCAGAGCTTGAAAGTCCAGCGACAAAGATGATTATGCAGTCAATGTCATCAATTGAAATGAACGTGGCAATGATGCAAGAAATGATGGAGGTATAAGCATGGCAGAAACAAGCACAGGAACAAACACAGAAACAACCGAAAAGGTACACAGTAAAAAGTTCGATTCACTGAAGAAAAAGTGGGAAATGGACTATATCACAAAAGACACACTGAAAGGCTGGGTTGCGCTGAATGAGAAGAGAGCAGGAAAGGGCATCACAGCAGAGGAATACAAGGAAATTACTGGCGAAGAGTATGAAGCCAGTGAAGAATAATGACGCAGATTGAATTGATCGACAGGCTGTGCGCCGTGAATACGCTTCTGACAGACATTGTCAGGGAACAGGCAGAAATAATGGCGCAACATGGAATCGAAGCGATACAGACACAAGACGAAGCCACAGACAGGCTTGACGATCTATTCGGGAAGCGTAAAAGGGCAGAAGACGAAAACGATGCAATCGAAGCAGCACTTCGCAAATATATTTGACGGAGGAAAAGAAAATGACTATTGAAGTATCATTGTTACTTTCAGGCGTGTCGATTGCGTTTGCAATCTTCTTCGGAATCAGCACACGCAACAGAAATGTGAAGAAGGACACACAGGACGAAGCCAGAGAGGATGCAACGATCCTGACCAAACTGGAAAACATTCAGAATACTATGATTGAAGTGAAGTCTGAAATGGGATCATACAGAAACGAAATGAAGGAGATCAGGGAGTATTACATCAGGGCATCAGAAAGCCTGAAGCAGCTTCACAAGCGTGTGGATAGAATTGACAAGATCATTGATGAATCACATCCACATCAGTACATCGAAGAGTAACAGGAGGAAAGCGCGTGGAGAAGTACAGCTATACAATACCAGCAAGAAGGAAGAAAAGACGCAAGAAGTCACTGACAAGCTGGATCATGGAGTTTTCAAAAAAAGTTGTGGTTGTCTGCGTGCTGCTTTACATCATCATTGAACTGTTTTCAGTAATAGCGATCTGGCACTTCGCAGACACATCGGTGCTGACCACACTGATCAGCGAAACATCTGAAGTGCTTCGCATGGGTGTGTTCGGGTACATGATAAAGGCAGGAATTGAGAACTGGCAGAAAATCAAAAAAGGAAAGCAGGAAAGTGAAAACGAGGAAGGCGGTGCGAACGGATGAAAAATGCAGCTTTAATATTAAAAACAATTTATGATAATTTGCCGATGATCCTGACAATCATTGCGATTGTGGCAGGCATCGGAATCAAGGTCAGAAACTTCCTGAAGCAGTCAAAGGAAGACCAAAAGAAGCAGCTTCAGGAACAGGCAGACAAAGTCGTGGAACTGGTAAAAGAAAGCCTTCTGTCTATCGTATCAAAGGCAGAAAAGGAATGGGGAAGCGGCACAGGAACAATCAAGAAGTCATGGGTATGGGAACAACTTCAGGCACAACAGCAGAAGTTGACGGAATACATATCAGAAGGACTGATCGACAAAGACATGGTCGATGATCTGATTGAAGCGGCAGTTGAAGAACTGAACGCTATTTTGAAAAAGAATCAGAAGGCTGCTGAAGCAGTCAAGCCGCCTGAAGAAAGGGAAGCAGCGGCGGTCGCGGCTGCAATTCAGGCGCAGAAGGTACAGAAAGAATAAACGAACAGGAGGGCGAAAGGATGCTACATGCTTATATAACACTATACGGAATCTGCTTCATGGCAACAGTGGTCATCATCATTCTGCTTTTGCTTGTCGGAACAAAGATTGACATTGAAGAAGCAAGACACTACGGTGCGGAGGTCGAACCGCCGCCAACAGCGAAGGACTGGATCGGGTATATATGCAAAGCATTCCTGATCGCCTTCGTGGTATCGTTTGCAGCCCCGATTGTGTTGGTATTTTATATCTTCGTATTCGGCTGCATCGTACTTTCAGCACTTACAGATGATCATTATTAAAACAGGAGGAAAAGAACATGGGAACATTATGCGGATGGGCTAGTATTGACGAAAGAGGAAAAGCAACAGGAGGACAGAAGGGCGATCAGACAGGTCGTGAAGTAAAGACTGGGAACTGGTATGACTTCGGTCAGACAGTCGTGCTTCGTTTCAAGGACAGAAACAAGGCAGCGAAGGCGGCGACAGCGATGAAGCAGCTGTGCGGAAACGATTCAGTCGGATATTGTCAGGGACACAGAACTTCACTGTACACAGAACTTGAAAAGGTCGGCTGGAATCCGACAGCATTGAAGACACCTTGCGAAACGGATTGCAGTGCGATGATGTCGCCAGTGCTTAAATGCGCAGGAATCAGCGTGTCAAAGGACATTTACACAGGCAACATGGTCAATGCTATTATGGCAACAGGAGAGTTTGAAAAACTCACAGGAAGCGAGTACACAGGCACAGGCGACAATCTTATGACTGGCGACATTTCAGTGGCAGCAGGCAAACACACAATCATGGCACTGGAAAACGGATGCAATGTGTCAGGCGGCAACGGATCAGGAAGCGGATCAGGCAATAATCCAGCTGTACCATACGGAACAGCAAAGACAGCGACATTCACTGGATATGTGAACACAGGCGCATTGAACGTCAGAAAGCAACCTGATCCAGATGCAGACAAACTTGTGTCATATCCTTGCATTAAGCAGAACACAGAAGTCGGAGTGTGCGGAAGTGCAAAAGCACCGAACGGAGCATTGTGGTATTACATCTATATTGACGGAGCAAAGGGCAAGAAGTATGGATATGTAAACGCAAGATACATCACAGCGAAATAAGGAGGAAGCGCGATGGAATACTTAATGGGCGAAACATTCGACAAAGAAAAAAACAAGCCATACAAGAAACTGGATGCAGCAGAGAAAGCAGCAGAGAAAGTGAAAGCCGCTGTATTTGATGAAAATGGCGAAGTAGTAAAAGACTTCAGGGAAAAGGTTGAAACGCCAGCAGAGCCGCCACAGACAGCCACAGACGGCAGTCAGGAGCAGCAGCCAGCAGACAACACCGATCAGGAAGGACAGGAGCAGCAGGCGACAATGACAGACAAAGTCCCTGAAGGCGCGCTGGACACTGACGCAGATGGAAACGTGCCGACATTCGATGAAGACGGAAATCAGGTCGGAACTGCAACGCCTGAAGAAATCAAAGCAGCTGAAGAAGCTGTCGCAGAAAACATTGACGGCGTGCCAGCGGTAAGAATCAAAGGAAAGATCAGAAGGGTGTTCAATGGTAGCATCAGGATCAGAAAAACACCTTCATGGAGCAATGACGCTGTCAGAGGTGCAACGACATTCACAGAAAAGATTGTCACACATGTGATGGAAGTGGACGGAAAGCCGATGTACAAGACACTTGATGGATGTTTCATCAGCGGCGATCCGAAGCTGGTTGAATACATCGAAGAATAATGTCGATAATTTTGGAGTAAAAGAGAAGCAAGACGGACAATGCGCCGCCTTGCTTTTATTTTGTCCACATATAGAGGATAACTGTGTGGATAAACACAATATATTGATTGTACTAACAAAGCAGTACCGACAGGAGCACTTGATTCAAGGTCATCAAGGATGTTGCTTGAGAGCTTTAATTTTC